GTAGTTAAACGTAATGTTCACAAAGGTGAGTATGATCTTGAGATGATAGAATATAATTCTATTAGGAGGAAGTATGGTAGACGATAAAGTACATTCACCTTCTCACTATAAACATGGTAAAAAAGAAACTATAGAAGTTATACAAGATTGTATGACAAGCGATGAATATCATGGATACTTGAAGGGTAATGTTTTGAAGTACGTTGCTAGATATAAATTTAAAGGTGAACCCTTACAAGATTTAGAAAAAGCTAATTGGTATTTAGGAAGATTAATAATGGAGGTAAAAACAAATGAGAACACTACCAAAAAGTAACATAAGTAAAGATGCATTAAGTCATGGTGAAAGAATGGCTTTACTTGCAGAGATAAATGGGTTATATGATATTATAATATATGCTCAAAAAAGAATAAATAAATTAAGAAATAAATTACCAAAGGAGGATAAATAATGGGAGCAATAAAGCAAGCATTAATAGAAGTAGATGATATGGTTTGTAACTGTCTAAATTCAGGAAGAACATTAAATCAAACTATAAGAGATTTACGAACAGAGTTTAATAAAAAAGGTAGAGATAATCCTTACTTATTAGATGAAGATTTAATAGAAGATAAATACTATTCGTTTAGAGGTTCAGAATGAGTAAAGTAAGAACACATTTAGTAAAAGCATTAGCTAGAAAATATGAAGCTGAAATAGCACAAGCAAAAGCAACAGTAGAAATATATCTTGATAATTCTGTAGGTATTGGAGAACATCCACAGCACATAGAAGAGTTAGATAAATTGTTAACAAAAATATCAAATGCACAAGAAAATTTAGATACACTTGGAAAGCATTTTGATTATGACGATATACCATTTTAATAGGAGGATAGATGGAAAAGAAAGAAGAGCAAACACAACAAAAAACTACCCCTAGAACTTACACTATAAGTTCTGAACAACTTATGGACATAATGAGATACTTAATGACACGACCATATGGAGAAGTTGTTAAACTTATGAATAGTTTAGCAGGTTTAACTCCTGTATCAGGGGGCAATGACGATGTCAGAAAAAAATAATTTAGATAAATATACTGGTATACTATTTGAATTAAAAATAGGTCTTAATAAAGATAATGCAATTGTTATAGATTATGGTGGTAAACCTGTAGCTAAAGTTAGAGAGGCACTTAAAAGTTATCCTTTTCATGGTAATTTATGTGCTGCTGTAATCAATCATGCAAATGCTGTAGGAAGGAAATTACAAGATGACATCAAGCAACTTATACAAAAAGTTTAGATATTACTTTTGGCACAATCCTATCATGGATAAATGCGAAGGTTGGGCCAGTTCACTAAGTACCTGGTTTTGGCAGAAACGATGGGGTGATAGAAATCTTTATCGTTCTGTCCAAAAAAAAAGACCACCTGACTAAAAAGTCAAGCGGTCTTCGTGTTGCCTGCGAGGGAAGTCTATTAATTTAGGCTTCCCTTTTTTATTGCAAGCTATCCATCTGTTCTGTTATAGGTTTTCTTTTTGGTAATAAAAAATTTTCTGTTTGAAATACTGGTTCTATTCTATCTCTGTATACACTACTTAATATGTTTACATAATTAGGATTCTCTGCATATACAGACATGCCTTTAAACATTTCATTAGGACCTTTATCTATTGCTTTTATAGCATCCTCATACCTTTCATCTGCTTTAACTAAATTTATAAAAGCTCTAATGCTGCCTTTGTTATCTTCAAATGATCTAAGTTTAGCACCACCTGATGTTGGTAAAAATTCTTGATCACCAGTTGCGTGTATTCCAAAAAAATTGTTAGCTTTATTTGCAGTATCTGCACCTTCAAAATTAAAATTTCCTGTTTCTACAGCTGCAACTGTAGCAATAAATGATGTAGGTATTTTTCTTTCAAGAGAACCTTCAGGATACTCTGATTTTACTTCATCAACTACTCTTATAAAATTTTTTGTTTTAGATATGTCAGCCATACTTATAGTTATAAATAAAATTGCACTAGCAATTCCAAGCCCTAAGAGCTTTATTAATTCTAGAATTTGGATCATTAGCTGTTTTTTTAGATGTTAGTTTCTTTTTCATCCCTTTCATACGGGCACAGAAACTAGCTCTACGTTTGTTTCCTACTTTTTTACTAGGTCTTTTTAAATTAGCACCAGTCGTTCTTTTAAAATATTTACGACCTGCCTCATTTAATCCACCTGAGGGGTTTTGATATTTCTTAGCTACCATTATTTTTTCTTAACCGTCATTGCAGCTCTCCTAAAATTAGCAGCTGTTGGTGCACCTTTAGCACCTTTCTTTTTCATTTTACCACCACGCTTTCTTTTAGCATGGATGTTAGCATATAGTCCTTTTCTCATTATACTTTCTTTTTATTAGTTTTTTTTCTAGATCTTAACATAGCAAAATCTTCACCTGTTAATTTTCCATCTTTGTCAATGTCTAACTTGTTTCTTTTACCTGTTAATTTTTTTTTATTGTTTTTCTTTTTCATTTTACCATAGTGTCCTGGCATTAGCTATACCTCCTGTATTTCGCTGTTTTCTTTGCAATCCCTTTCGGTTGCTTCACAAACTGTTTGCCCTTTTTTGTTCCTTTTCGTTTTGCTTTTGTCGTTGCCGCATACTCCGCAGATGATAGACTCTTGATAGCCTTCTCTGGTAAATACCGTTCTCCAGTTACCGAAGATTTCTTGCCTGATTTCGTTCTCCATTTTTGTTTCCCCCATGCTTTAAGACTTCTTTGCCTCTTTGCGAGTGCCATTATTTTTTCCTCCCCTTTCTAATTGATTCCTTACCTTTCTTAAATATGCTAGCCACCTTAGTCTTACCCATAACTTTGGCTCTTTGCTCGCCAACTGTAAGAATTTGGATTTTTCTTGCAAAGGGTTTGTTGACTCGTTTAACTTTTGCCACAGTTTTACGGGCATCTGTAGGAGTTGCAAACTTAATACCGACAGTATCTTTAGGATTCTCATCTGTATACAACCTCCTACCTGACCCCTTAGGTTTCTTACCTGTGCCTACCTTAGGATCTCTTTTTTTTGCCATTTTTTATTATACTTTTTAAAGCCTTAGCTTGAGCAGCATGTGTCTTAGATGCTTTCTGTAAACCTTTCATTACTTTTTTAATTTTAGCTTTAGACTTTCTCATTACTTGTAACCTCCACCAGCTGATTTATATTGCTTAGCTAGCATCTGAGCTTTTCTTGCACTCCATTGTCCACTTTTGCCACCCTTTGTTCCAGCCATTATTTTATTAAATAATCGCTTTCTCATAGTTGGCTTAGTGTAGTTACCTGCTTTATTTACTGTTGACTTTTTCTTTGCCATCTTTTATCTCCTTATATTCATAATCATAACTTCCTTCTTGATTTTCATCTGTTATCCATTTTGATGTGTCTTCTACAGACCATATCTTAGTATTAACTAATCTATGTATAAGGGGTTTTGATGGATCTGCCGCCATCGATGGATCGAAGATTCTTAATCTATTGTTGGGTTGTATTGCATAGTTACCATCGTCTAATTCTATTACATGTCCACATTTATGTTGATCAGGTTTTTCTGCATAACCAAAATCTAATTCATTATAATCACCAGCACACCAATCTATAGTAAATAGATATGTGCCTTCTCTTTCTTTTCTTCTTCTAGATGTGTACATCATTTTACAACCTTGCAGTTGATAAAATTTAGTAACACTTACATTATAGCTAAAGGAATCCCATAACATTAATTCATTTAATGGTAATTCTTTTACACCTGGTTTCTTACAAAATGCAGATATAGGTGCTCTCCACCATATACCACCATCTGTCATCATATAATGAAACAAAGGAACTTGTTTTGGTATTGAACTAAAACCAAATATTACACATTCAAAGTATTTATCATGAGAATCTTTTTGATCTCGTAGATAATTACCTCGAACATAACATTCTATTACTGGGATATTAGCGTTTAAATACATATTTACTCCTGATCATCATGCCAACGTTCATTAATTTTTTCTGCCATCCAAAATGCTACTGGAATACACAATATAAAAGTAATTTCTGCGGCTCTTAGTATACTTACATCCCATAATTTGTGTACTAGATGATGAATGAATATGGGTATACATCCACCTACAAATAATAATATAGCCATTCTAATTTCAAAAGGTAATTTACCCATTATATATCCTGACTATGACTTAGCATTTGTTGTTTAATTCTTTGTTTATTTCTTTTATATATTTTTTTATGTTCAATAATTTTATTTTTAAATTTTAAAAGAGCTTGAACTATTGGGTTTCTTTTTTTATACTTCATTTTGTGGCCTACAAGAAAATGTAATATATATTTTATTGTTATTTATTAAATCTTCTCCTATCAGTTCCATTAACTTTGTTGTTTCTTGTGTGCCAAAAGCAGCACAGTCATACCAAGAATCATATACATTAACACGTTGTTCAGGTAAACAATTACCATGTATAGCAGAACAAATTTGAATAACTAGTAAAAATTTTTCCACTACTGTAATATTAATTTTTTAATTGTTTGCGTACCATCAATATTATCTTCTAACTCTGCTTTAGATCTAAGACACTTATATTGTACATTAGGTGTAAACTGTCTCTCAGCTATTCTTTTATGGCGAAGGCACTGGGCCATACCCTCTGGCTGGATACGATGCTCCTTAATATCAGGCCCTATAAACATTAGAAGGGCCACCACAGTCTCGATCATTTTTTCTCCTTGTAATTATCTAATGTTATTATATCAGGGTTTTCCTTCATATACTTTTCTTTTAATACTGTCCAATAACTAACCTTTGGATCAAAATC